GGAGCCATCTAATATCGACGCATTTATACCTAACTGGCCATTTAGCATACTCGTTAAATACTCAATTTGTTTTAATAGATTATTCTCCACAGGCCGATTAAGCTGTGTTATTTTTTCGGTTCCATCAGTATAGGCAATTCCATACTTAGAACTCGCCAATTGCGATTCCATATCCTGCCTTCGATTATCAGCTTGTTTCCTTCTAGCATCCGTTTTGATAACGTAAGGCAACTGAATTATTAAATCTAACTTACCGGATCCGGATTGAATGTCAATCGCATCCAAAAGGTTTAACTTGGTAATAAGCCTTTGTAATACCGAATTTTTCTCATTCATTACTGCATAATGCGGATTTTCAATAATTGCTATAGATTTTTTAGGAAGTGTTAATGTTTCTCGCACACCCTTTTTATCATTATAGACTTCGACCTGAACATGGTCAGGATACCATTGCAATATTTTTCCAGTTCGCATACTAAAAATGTCAAAATTAAAATTCAAGTTAATATTTTTAGATGTATCTACTGGAATTACTGCAACACAACCTTCGTCAAACAGGGACATTACAATATCTTGTATAAACGCCCTCGCCTGTTGATCTTTGTTTGCCTCAATTGTTAAACATTCATTTAAACCAGAACTAATGACTTCTACAAATCGCTCATCATCATCTAGTCGAGCGTGTTTTACTTGTATCGTGGAACAGTCTATCGCTATCCTATTATAGATGGCAGTTATTATAGACTTTTCATTTCCATTAGAAAACCTCACTCTATCTGGTCTAAAATTTGATGAATATCCAAGATTGTAGTTAGCGAACGGTGTTTGTTTTTCTTCTCCAATGAACGAATTCCAGGCATGTTTGATTCTGTCTATTACACTCATGGTTTATCCACCACCCTTCTGCATGTCTACTTTTTCAGTATTATAGGCGACTCTTCCATCGCCCCAAACTCCTTGTTTTAATTGCTCGATATCATAGCCTCTGTCAGCCAACGCCATGTGAACACCGATATCTCCTCTTTTAGCAACCCATTCTATAATTTTACCAGATGGCGACTCGATATCTTTTGTTTTTGTTCTCATTACTTCGGCCAATTTTTTGTTATACATATTTATGAGCGTTCTTTTACCCGCGGTTGGATTGTTACGTTGCAAGTCTTTAACAAAATCCTTCATCTCTGACTTAGAACTTTTTATAGCTTTATCATAGACTTTATCAGATTTTTTTTTAACCCACCTGTCATCCAACCTTTGATATCTGAGAACACCCGCATCGGTTAAACTGCCATCTTCATTTTGAAAACGCCTGACGCCCCATTTCATTCCTTTAATACCGCTATGTACCAAATATGTTTTATTCATTTTAACCACCGGCCTTAACTTTAACAACTCCACCAATAACATCAAGGGCAGTCATTATAGCATTTTTATTTTTTTTACTAAAATTAGTTATCAACACGTTGGATCCGACTGGTATCTTTAAATTTTTTGGTGGTATGATACCCGCAGCAACGTCCGATGCTCTTTTAATTATATTGGCAGCTCTTATCTCCCGGCCTTTTGCAAGATTCGCCAATGCTTGAGCCTGCTTATTTTTAAAAGTCCCTAACTCTTTTTTTAATCTTCTATTTTTGGAAATAATTACTGCGCCACCAGCGGCAACTGCAGCAATCCCTATTCCAACCGCTATTCTCTTTGCTTTAAGCCCAGACGTTGCTCTGTCTAAATTTTCAACAGTTCCGTAGCGTAATCGACCAGCATTTGTTAACGTTCCGTCTTCGTTCTGATAACGCCGAATGCCCCAGCGTTGCCCCTTAATTCCACTATGGACTAAGTATGTTTTATTCATGTCATTCGAACGCCTCCTTGTTTTGTTTGTATGCAATGAACGCGTCCATTAAAGCCGCAACATTGTCAATTTTTGCTTCGCGACGTTTTTTGTAAAGCTTTCTATTTCCATTAGTGTCTTCTAATGTGATAGCGTTACCCATAGCAAAAGTCATTAAATCTTCATCAAATATTAATAGTCTCTCTTCTGCGAGTTTCTTTAACTCACCCAAAGGAACTGATTCGGACTTTGATCCTTGTATTACTTTCACGATTCCAAATGGGCCATTTTCTGCTTGCCATCTCTCTACAAACTCTTTGGCGTTATATGGATCAAACCCAAGGCACCTTACATCATAATTTGCCTTGTCTATATGATTGTCCAGGTCTTCGTACACAACCAACATATCTAAAATTGTGCCATCCATAACTATTAAAGATCCTTCTCTCATAAACTCATCATACTTAAATCGCATAGCCGTCGGCAACTTCTGAAGAGTTAGATCGGTTATATAACTTCGCGTCTTTATTCCGAATTCACCATTTCGAAGCGGGAATAAAAATGTAAACGCGCAGAAATCGTCTCCTTGAGATAAGTCAACCCCAAGCGCACATGGTAATCCCCAAAATCCACTAGGTCTTTTTGGATGTGGCAGAGTTTCTTCATATGTAAAATAATATGTGAAACCTTCCATTGGTATTCCGAATCTTTTTGCAAGAATATCATTCCTGACAGCTGGCGCTTTTTCGGCTCTTTCAACATCTAACTGATATGTTTCATATGAAACGGTTTTACCTAAATTAGGATTAGCCTTAATCCACATATCTGGGTCGGCAACTTCGTCAACACTATCCAATCTGTAATACCAGATTGAAACGTGCGGATTAATATATTCGCCCTTTAGAATGTCTAATAATTCCATTTTGATTGTATCCCCGGATCCATTACGAACGGTACCCTCTGATGACATCGCGATTATTAAATAATCGTCGACCTTCGACGCTCCTTGCTCAATTGCCCCGACAACGTCTTCTCTAACATCTCCAGATAACCACTCATCTATAGTTGCAACTTTACATCTTAAACCTTGAAGTTTATCGATTCGCATTGGTCTTATTTCTAGAATAGAGCCGGTAAGAAAATTTTCAATACCTTTTTTAGTAGACGCAAGTTTAACTCTAGTTGCTTTTGATCCAGTCGTGTTTTGTATAGACCCTTCTGTCAAAAATTTAAACAGCGGACCTTTTGCTCTTGTTATCGAGGTTTTTATTGGTGACATTACCTCGTCCGCTTGCTTCATGGTCGGAGCCGTAGTTATTTGATAAGTGGTTCGCGGATCAACATTCAATATATAGTTTTGTATAACAGAACCATACATCGATTTCGCTGCACCACGTGCCACTATTAAATACTGTTTATTTGTCAATCTTTTCTTAACCATTTTTTTCTCATAGTGACCATGTTTTTCGTTTGTTCCTTTGACATAAACACTACGTTCGACAAAATAATACCAGCCGAAGACTTGTTCTGCCCATAATTTAAACGTATCTAACATTTTTAAATCAGAGCCATCGGTTAGGGTTAGTTCTTTTTCGCAATACTCAATGAATCCATTTATTGCTAAATCGTCATAATATATGCCCGGATTCGAGATAAGCTCGTCTATCCTATTCATTTCCATAGAGATTTCCCTACATACAGGCATATCACCTCTAAGTACGGCTTCTCTAAATTCACCATAATATTTCGGTGTAGCGGTGTTAGATAATGCCATAGTTAGTCACCTTATTTTTTATTTTTTAACCTGTTTTGAGCAGCAATTACCTGCTTCATCGTCTTCGGTTTTCCAGTAAAATTCTCTGGTGTAGGGCCCATGCCGGTTGTGTTAAATGTCCTATTTTGATTTGCTTGCACGAAGTTTTTTACAGACGCCGATATAACAACCGCGCCTATTAGTGTCGATAATACTGCCTGATTTAAAAACTTTTTACCGCTAATGGATGTAAAATCCATATTTGATTTTTTTCCGGCAACAATTTTTGCAACGCCGGTTGTCACTAACGATGCTCCGACTAATCCTTTAAGACCGCCTCTGGTACTCTGGCCTTTAATATAACTGTCTTTCATGTTAACGGATCTATCGGCATTTATATTGGATCGTGCACGCGCGGCAGCAGTCAATGACCCATAATCGTTTTGAAAACGCCGAAGACCCCATTTTTGGCCTTTAATTCCGCTATGCACCAAATATGTTTTATTCATATTACGAACCCCCCAGCTTTGCTTTTACTACTTCTTTTGCTACTTTTGGAACTAATTGTATCTGCTTTATCGCCAATATAGTGCCAACTATGGTTCCGGCAATTCCAACGACGGCGCCTGTAGTTTGCAAAAATTCTCTAGTCCAGTCTTGGCCGCTTCTGACCCTTTGCGTGTCGCCGGTCAATTCGCCATAGTTTTTTTCCATACTTAGCCGATTTATTCTAGTTCTTATCTCTTCATCAGACATGTTACCATAGTCTTTTTCATTTATCGTTTTTGATTTATTTTTACCAATATTGCCAGCAACATTTGCAGCCTCATTAGCGGATTTTGATGTGCCCTCTAATATTTTTGTTGCTCCTTGCAAGTTTGCGGTTCGGTAATCCGTTTCCAGAAGTCCTTCCCGATCTCCGCCTGGACCATATCGTTGTTTGCCAAGAGATGTTAGTGTGCCATCTTCGTTTTGAAAACGTCTAACACCCCATTTTTGGCCTTTAATTCCACTATGGACTAAATATGTTTTTTTCATTAGTATTCCTCCTCCTCATCTACAACGGGCGTTAAGACATACGTGCTGTTTTGTTCTTCGACGTATAATCTATATTCCATCTCCGATATTGATCTATGCATTGCTTCCGCAACATTGCCATTGGATGGTGGGTCAAACAGCGATTTGACTTTGGCAACCATGTATGACTTTACTTGTTGCGTTTTCAATTCACTTGATGTTACAAACTCGGCCCACGTCTCATCATATCCATCAATAGTAAACCCTTCTATCGGACCAATGCCCATTTGAGTTAGGTTACTAAATACTGTATTAATGTGAACCAAAATATCAGCATCAAATGAGGTGTATTCCTTTGCCAACCCCAATAACTTTTTTACTGTTTCGAGTATTGACTCAATTTTAATAGGGATTACTTCTGCCATGATTTTTTTACTCCAATCTTACAAATTGTTTTAAGCAAAAACCAATTAAACCAGTATACGTAACTTCGTAGAATGATTCTGTTGAGTTATCCAAATCAATTTCGATCTTTGTGTTTACTGGGATTACGGCTAGCACGTTTGTTTTAATGTTGGCGCCGCCTCTTAACCTTAACGCATTGCAATTAGATATAATACCTGTCTTTTTACCAAGCTTTTTTGATTCTGTTTTAACTGGATCTGGAGTAACATCTTCGTGAGGCGCAAACTCATGTTCTACTACTTCCGGAACAATTACTTGATCCGCTGCTTCTTCTTTTGGAATCGGAAGCTCTTCCGAAATCTCGTTAGATTTTTGAAGGAGTTCTTCACCAATTAACTTTGGTTTTTTTCCTGATTGTCTTTCCATTTTTCTATTTCTCCTTTTTGTTATTTTTTCCAAGGGCAGTGATCGTTTGGTCTCCTTGTTACTACTTTGATTCTATCGGCGTAATCTTTTACACCGTAGTGGATTGCGCTATGGGTGTCAATCGACACCGATATTAAATATTCAGGATTTAACAAATATTGGGATGAGTTAACGACATCATCTGACGATATTGGATTCATATGATGCACTAAAATCGTGCCAAATATATCATGGTCTTCCATTCCAAGGTCACATCCATTATCTCTTAGTATTACATAATCTCTTACCCTTTTCCACTCATTCGACCTGTATAATTGTTGATTTAGATACCTATCGAATCCGAAAGTTTCTTCACCAACCTTACCATTTAATGATAAGTATGCAAATCGTTCATCATATGTTTTTAATTCTAGCAATTCAGAATATGTCCTAATATTCTCGCTCATTATCTTCATCACTTTCCTCAAGACCAGAATATATACGCATTGATTTGATTGCTTTTGCGTAGAGTTCCTCGCTTGTTGCTGCAGATTTGATAGCTTGCGTCTTAGCAATCAGCAATTCTTTTTGCAGTTCTATAATTTCGGCATCACGTTTATTTTTCGTTGACGCTAATGTCAAAAAGTGTGTTACTACTTGAGAAGAGGCGGTTCCATCCAACAATTGTTTCCTGGCCAAGTCTATCGCTAAAGATATCAGTTGTTGTTCGTCAGCCTCTGGTGTTAATGCTGGGCGTACAGTCTTAGTGGCTTTGTTATTTTTAACCACGACTGTTTGCTCCTTACTTTGAGGCATGATACCCCTCCTTTCGGTGTAGTTTCTTTAAGTATCTAGGCAGATATGTAGTAAATCTATACACTTGTCTGTTAGATTTTAGAAGGAAAGGAGAACTTAGAGAGAAGAAAAATCCCTTTACGTGTCAGATTCTACATACCTGACTAGATACTTAAAGTGAATCGTCGCCCCTAATTTTACCCCCGGAGGAATTTTTAAG